ATGCAAAACAGTAGCAATGCTGCTGTTATATATGCTCAGGCTGGTTCTGCCATTAACGTCAATACGGCTGGTGCTGTTAACGGCAGTTTTGTTATCAACACTGCCAATGCTTCAGTAGTTGCGGAAAAAGCTCGGGTTGATAATGCGGGTAACTTGCAGATGCAAGCTGGTGGGCTTATGCCTTACGCCCCGGCTCCAGCGTCAATCAGCACAACAGCAACGCTCACGAACGCAAACATTCAAGCCCAACTCATCAACACAACCGGTACCTCTTATACGGTAACTATGCCGTTAGGTTCGACGCTTGATACTTTGGCAGATTGGTCAACTACAAACATAGCCTACGACTTTGTTATTATCAACACCGCTTCCGGCACTATTACGATGGCTGTAAATACAGGTGTCACTAATATTGGGACGCTAACTGTGCTAACAGGTATTTCTGCCCGGTTCCGTATCCGCAGGACTGCGGCAAGCACTTACGTTTTGTACCGTATCTAAACATGCTTTACGGTGACGGCCCATACAGTTCGCAGCCTTACGCAACTGCAAACCCAGCGACTTATTCGTTGACGGTAGTTGAAGCGGCAGCGGGTACGGACGTACAGCAGAGTCCAATTTGGGTGGATATCCCCACTACGCAGACCCCGGCGTGGACTGATATTCCGACATACTAAAGGCTTGCCATGACAACTTCATACACCCCGCTTCTTGGGCTTGCTCTCCCCGTGCAGGGGGAGTTGTCGGGTACTTGGGGCGATACGGTTAACAACTACATAACAAACTATGTAGATGCGGCGGTTGCCGGGACCCTGACCGTCACTACAGACACCACGCTCACAAAGACCACAAACGCCAGTCTTGGGGCAACATCATCTCAGTACGCCGTTATTATTGCGTCCCCGGCGTCAGCAAATATCACGATCACGGCTCCGGCGGCTAGCAAAACTTACGTTGTTATTAATACGTCTAGCGCGTATACAGTTACCTTCAAAGCTACGGGTCAGACGGGTGTTGTGTTAGCGGCGTCAGAGAAAGCCACGCTTGCGTATAACGGTACGGATTTTATAAAAATCTCTATCACTACTACCGCGCCAAACACGTTTGTTGCCACACAATCTTTTACCGGGTCTTCAAGTACGTTAGGCGCGGTTCTTAGCGATACGGCAGAGGTCATTACCGTTTCTGCAACTGCGGCAACGGGGACCATCAATTACGATGTAACCACTCAAGCGGTTTTGTATTACACAACAAACGCCTCCGCAAACTGGACAGTAAATTTTAGGGCTTCAAGCGGCACAAGTTTAAATACACTAATGTCAACCGGCCAAGCAATGACCGTAGTGTTTCTCGTAACGCAAGGCGCAACCGCTTACTACAATAACGTGGTTCAGGTTGATAGCGCTGCTGTGACGCCAAAATACCAAGGCGGAGTTGCTTGGACTTCCGGACAGCCAAGTGGTATTGACTCTTACGTCTATACCATTATAAAGACCGGCAATGCGGCTTTTACGGTATTAGCTTCGCAGACGACATTTAAGTGAGTTTAGTATGCCTTTGCTAAGCACTGCTGGAGCAGCTTCGGCCCGAGGCTACGGGTTGTTTAATTTACAAGGTGGGTATTGGATCGGGCTTCTTGGCACTCCAGCCGAAGGCAATTCCGTAGCGGTTGATTCTGTTGGAAGTGTCTATCTTTGCGGGTTTTCTAACGGGGCAATTGAGACAGTTAAATACAACAGTTCTGGTTTTATTCAGTGGCAAAGAAGTTTAGGTGGGAGTTTTAACCACTATGGGCAAGGTGTAGCAGTAGGCTCTACTGGAAATGTTTATGTTAGTGGGTATTCTTACGATGGTACAAATTACAATATTGAACTAGTAAAATATAATACCGCTGGTGCTATACAATTTCAAAAAAAACTATCAAGCGGTAGCTCCTCTAGTTATGGGAATTCCATAGCATTAGATTCTTCCGAAAATATTTATGTTTGCGGGTATAACAGCACTACCGCAATTCAAATAGTTAAATGTAATTCTTCCGGCGTTATTCAATGGCAAAAAAGTTTAAGCGCGGCTAGCTATAGTATCGGAAAATCAGTAGCGGTAGACGCTTCTGGTAATGTGTATATTTGTGGCGACTCTTACGACGGCGCCGTAGTCAGCGTTCAAATAGCCAAATACGATACGTCCGGCACCATTCAATGGCAGAGAACTTTAACTAACGGAAGTATTAGTAGTTATGGAAATTCAATAGCGTTAGATCCCTCTGGAAACATTTATGTTTGCGGGTCTTCTAACACTGGCTCTAATCCCAATATTATATTAGCAAAATACAACAATTCTGTCGCTCTTTTGTGGCAAAAAAGTTTGGGTACGGGTTCTGATAATTACGGAAACTCAATAACGGCAGACACTTCTGGAAATGTATATATTTGTGGGACTTCCGCCGCTACTGGCACTAATGATTTCCAAATAGCCAAATACAATACCTCCGGTACTATCCAATGGCAGAGGCGGTTAGGTGGAAGTGGAAATGATCTTGGACGGGCTATAACAGTAGATTCATACGGAACCGTTTATGTTTGTGGGTACGCTAACACTTCTACAGCGCTTCTTTTTGCTAAATTGCCCAATGATGGAAGTAGAACCGGAACTTATACTGTGGGTGGATATTCGTTAACGTACGCGGCGAGTTCTTTAACAGATTCAGTTAGCTCTCTAACAAATGCAACAAGCTCTCTAACAGATGCAACTACTGCTTTAACAGGCGCAGCAAGTTCTCTAACAGACGCGGCAAGTTCTCTTACTTCATCAATAACTCAAATATGAGCACGTACATTAAATTATCGACTCTTGAGTTCCCTCGCCACATTGGGGATATTGAGATTGATCCTGCTGGAATGGATGACTACGCGCATGTTGAGTGGGTGGACATGCCAGAATTCGATTACCAGACTCAGCGTTGCATGGCAGGGCAACCGGAGCAGGTTGATGGTATTTGGTATCGGACATGGGTAGTGCGCGATGCCACGCCGGAAGAGATCGAGTTTGCCAACCGTGCAATCAAGCCGTGGATGTTTAACGGGTCAATGCCCATCTAACGGGGGTTTCGACGTATGAGCGAGAAACTGGAAGCCAAGAGCCAACTTATCGAGAAGACGGCTTTTGCCGTGCTTCCTATTCTCTTTACCTGTGTTGTTTACCTGATGTCAGCGTTGGATAAAATCACGCACGACGTAACGGTACTCAACGCAAAGATTAGTCTTGTTGTTACAAGCGACAACAAACAAGCCGCCAATTCCGGGGCTGAACTAGCGCGGGAAAAACTCAGGCAAGACCTTGAAAAACAAATTCAAGAGAACCGCGAGCTTATCCATGTTAACAAAGAACGCATCGTAATCCTTGAACAAAAGATTAAATGATGGAATCTTCTCTTGAACATCTAGTTAAGTTCTGGCCCCTTTTGGCCGGGATGATTAGCGTGGTGATTGTGCTGGCGCAGCACCACCAAAGAACTGCTGTGCTGGAAGAAAAAGTAAAAATGTTATTCGACTTGTACAACAAAATGAAGGACAAGTCACATGGCTGACTTCACCCCCGCCTTTGAGAAGATGCTGCATGATGAAGGCGGGATGCAGCTAACCGACATTCCGGGCGACCGGGGAGGTATGACTTATGCAGGAATCGCAAGAAACCCAAACCCGCAGTGGGCTGGCTGGCCTCTGGTTGACCGCAAGGAGTTTGGCGGATCGCTTACATCTCTGGTTCGGGACTTTTATCGCACGAATTTTTGGGACCGCATTAGAGGTGATGAACTCCGTAGCCAAGAAATTGCGGAAACGATCTTCAACTTCGGGGTCAACACCGGAGTAGGAACAGCGATTAAACTGGCCCAAGTCATTGTCAAGGCGGTTCCAGATGGCGGTATCGGTCCTAAGACAGTTGAGCTTCTTAACCAGTGTACGCCGCAAAACTTCATGGCAAGCTACGCGATTGCCAAGATTGCTCGATACGCCGCCATCTGTAACAAAGACCGGGGACAGTCCAAGTTCTTGCTCGGATGGATCAATCGCACCCTTGCGGGGCTTAAATGACACCCGAAGAATATAGTAAGCTGCCTCCCGCACTGCAAAACGCTCTGCGGGACGTGGGGTTTTCTCCGAATATGCTGGACACCCGAACAAAAATCCGAGGTGAAAAACCGTACACGCAAGTCGGGGCTGCTTCTTTAAAGGGAGAAGCGGTAGCACCGGATCTGGATAAAGATACTTATGCCGCAACCGTGGCTATGCCAGATAAAGTTAGTAGTGATAGCTACGTTACGTATAATCCTTCCGGCCCGAACCCGTCATTGACCCGTGCTCATGAAATGGAGCACGTCCTTGCTAACCAAGGACTGGGTAAAGCAGCTCGAATAAATTCATTATGGGATGAGTTAGCCGGGGCAAAAAATAACCCTGAAGTGGATCGCGGGTCAGTTGTTGAAAGGTTGGTAGCACACGCCCCGTACTTGGCAAAAAACTGGGGTCTTGACGCAGATACCGTTAACACGGGGTATTTCTCAAAACACGTTTTGGGGCGCCGCGATACCAATAACTACCTGTACGAACAACTTGCAACCCTGTCTGCGCTTGAACAGGCAAAAAATAAACGGTTGACTGACGATCCGTATATCCGTAAACACATCCTTAAAACTCCAGCAGAACGCGAAACGTACAACGCTGTAACGGGACTTCGGCAGACGCGATTGGATGCTAAGGATCTTCCGCCTTATACACGTCAACCGGAAAAGTATGCTAAGGGCGGGTCAGTGGCTAAAGCTGTACCGGAAGCGTACCGGTCAAAGCTGATCTAAGGAAATCTCATGGACTTAATCGGGATCGGGAGCATTATTGAAGGGGTCGGGAAAGTTGCGGGCGACCTCATCACGACAGATAAAGAGCGTCTCCAGATGGCTCTGGAAGAGCGCAAACTGGATCTTGAAGAGAAAAAAATTGATCAAGCTACTGACCTTGCTCAGGTCGAGATTAACAAAATTGAAGCTGGTTCAAACAGTCTATTTGTGTCTGGCTGGCGTCCGGCTGTTGGCTGGGTTGGTGTTCTTGGTCTGGTATATCAATTTCTGGGCTACCCGCTGATGCAGTGGAGCTGGTCTTTTGGTCAGGGTATGGATATCATTCCTAAAGATCTGCATCCGCCCCCGGATCTTGACGTTGAGCAACTCATGACGCTACTTGCTGGCCTCCTCGGTTTTGGCGGCATGCGGTCATTTGAGAAGCACAAAGGCGTTGCGAGTAAATAATGCCACTCAAGAAACTCCAGCTTCGTCCCGGTGTAAACAAGGAAAACACTCGCTACGCCAACGAGAACGGTTGGTACGACAGTGAGAAGGTCCGGTTTCGCCAAGGCACGCCCGAAAAGATCGGCGGCTGGCAGCGTATCTCTGCGGCTACTTTTCTGGGTGTATGCCGGTCTCTGTGGAATTGGGTGACGCTCGGGTTTGCTAACCTGATCGGGGTCGGCACGAACATTAAGTTCTACATATCAAATGGCGGGGCGTACTACGACGTTACCCCGTTGCGCACGACCACCACGCTCGGTACAGATCCGTTTCTGGGTACTGGCACTACAACGGTGACGGTCACTGCCGCATCTCATGGAGCATCCACGGGGGACTACGTAACATTCAGCGGGGTTACAGGTACGTACGCTACTTTGCTAAACGCGGAGTATGCCATCACGGTCGTAGACAACAACTCCTACACCATCACAACTTCTTCTGCTGTCTCTGGACCGGCAACTGGCGGCGCGGCTGTCTCGGCTGCATATCAGATCAGCACTGGTGCGGCCATACAGGCTCCGTTAAACGGTTGGGGTGCAGGGGCATGGGGTGCGGGTACTTGGGGGAATGGTGGAACAAACAACGCCTCTCTCCGGTTGTGGTCTCAAAGTAATTACGGAGAAGATCTTATATTTGGCTACCGTGGCGGGCCAATTTATTACTGGTACGCAAGCGGCGGAACCGGTACAAGAGGTGTTTTGCTGTCGTCATTGAGCGGCGCGTCGGATGTCCCCACGGTGCAAAACATGATATTTGTATCGGACAACCGGTTTGTCTTTGCTTTCGGGTGCAACAACTACGGGGAAGGAACCCTAAACCCGATGCTTATCCGGTGGTCTAATTACGAAGACGCCGCGAGCTGGACCCCCGGTCAGGCCAGTCAGGCTAGCTATATGACGCTATCTCACGGGTCCGAGATCGTTACGGTGGTGCAAGCCCGCCAAGAGATGGTGGTGTTTACGGATTCCGCGCTCTACTCCCTGCAATACCTTGGCCCGCCGGGTTTTTGGAGTCAGCAGCTACTTGGGGATAACGTCTCGATAATCGGACCCAACGCCGCTATGATCGCTTCCGGTCGGGTGTTTTGGATGGGGGTTGATAAGTTCTATATGTATGACGGTCGGGTCAACACACTTAACTGCGACCTGCGTAAATACATTTATCAGAATATCAATTTTGAGCAAAACCAACAGGTGTTCTGTAGCACCAACGAGGGATTTAACGAAGTCTGGTGGTTCTACTGTTCCGTAACTGGGCCAGACGGCACCGGGACGCCAGCTAACCCCAATACCTCAATTGATCGCTACGTCATCTATAACTATCTTGAGGCCGACGGTAAAGGCGGTCAGGGGGTCTGGTATCACGGCTCGCTGGCTCGCACCGCATGGCTGGATTCCGGCTTACGCGAGTACCCTATTGCCGCTACGTACAGCAACAACCTTGTTAACCATGAGCAAGGGGTTGACAACGGAGAAACTGAGACAACGCTGCCGATTGAAGCGTATATTTCTTCAGCGGAATTTGATATTGAAGACGGAGACAGGTTTGGGTTTGTCTGGCGGATGTTGCCGGATGTGACGTTTGAGGGATCTACTGTTACCAATCCTTCTGCGGTTATGACCCTTATACCTATGGCAAACTCCGGATCTGGGTATAACAACCCAACATCTGTTGCCGGAAGCGACAACGCCACAGTAACTCGTACAGCCCGAGTGCCAATTGAGCAGTTTACGGGGCAAGTATATATCCGGGTGCGTGGTCGTCAGATGATCATGAAAGTAGAATCGACTGACTTGGGAGTGCAGTGGCAGTTGGGGTATCCCCGTATTGACATCCGGCAGGACGGCAGACGATGAGCTACATCGTCACTACAGATTATGACCTGTCGCAAGTCGTCGCGCCCAGTCTGCCGCTCGCCCCAAACACGTACGACCGGCGATACGTTGACGAGTACAGCAACATTCTGCGGTTGTACTTCAACCAACTTGATAAGATTTTAGGACAACTTGTGGCTTCTGGATCATCCGTACCCATTACGTTTCCTCCCACGGCGTTAGATGCGTTTGGGCGGCAGCGGGTCAGTCAGCCATACACCCTGTTTGATAGTCAGCAACGCTATGCGGCTGATGATCAATTTGATACCGCAACAACCGGAACGGGAACGACTACATACAACAGCAACCAAGCCAGCATAAGTATGAGTGTGACTGCTGGCGGCGTAGGTTCAGTGGTGCGTCAGTCTTGCAGAAGTTTTCCTTACCAGCCCGGTAAGGGGTTGTTGGTGCTCGCTACGTTTCAGATGGACTCCAGCAACAGCGCCAACCTAAGCCAGAAGGTTGGCTACTTTGATTCTCAGAACGGGGTGTTTTTTTCCAAAGTTGCTGGCACCAATGCTTTCACTTTGCGCTCTTACACTGGCGGGTCGGTAGATGACACAAGATCTGTAACTCAGGCAAACTGGAACGGTGACAAACTTGATGGCACGGGCGCATCAGGGTTAACCCTAGACCTTACTCACCCACAGATTTTGTGGATGGACTTTGAGTGGCTGGGCGTTGGGTCTGTACGGTGTGGGTTTATTATTAACGGGCAGTATATTGTCTGCCACACCTTTGATACCGCAAACGTATACGGCAGCACCGTATATATGACCACCGCTATCTTGCCGGTTCGGTACGAGATTACTTCGACATCTGCGGTTGCTGCTACGTTGACACAGATTTGCTCTTCTGTCGTGTCTGAAGGCGGGTTTGAGGCTACTTCGGTTGAGCATGTCGCTTCAATGACAAATCTTACTGCTTCTTCTTATTTAACAACTTCGTATAAACCCTTAATCTCCATAAGATTAGCCTCTGGAAGAACTGGGGCGATTGTATTACCTACCACACTTAATTTCTTGCCCTCCACTGCGGACAACTTTCAAATTGG